GGCAGCGGCTGCGGCACCCCAAACTTGATCTGCTGTAAACTGCATAGCTCGCTCCTATGTCCTAACTATGCCTCTATTATACGGTATTTACTCAGGGCTGTCAACCAAAAAAACTGTTGTATTTTTGCAACAGGCGGGAGTGCCGGCGAGGTGTGGCTTTTATGCAACACAGGGCCAAAAAGAAAGGGCCCCTAAAGGACCCTTCCCAAAACCCGCCCCGGGAGCGAATCGGCTTGGATTTTGAACCGATAAGCTCTTAGAGCGTAATGCCTAGAGCCTTAGCCTTGTAGCCAAGAGCAACGATCTCACGGCTTGGCTTGCCCATGACGTATTCGGTAACAGTCACGCCATTACCAGCTGTACGGCTGTTAGCGTAAACAGCATAACCATGCTGACGAATACGGCTTGCTTCTGCAGCCAGGTTACCCACGCCAAAACGCTTCTCAGCTTGGCTTTGGGTTAGAGCAGCACCATTGTAGAGTGCATTGAAAACCTTGTAGGTCTTCGTATCTTTGTTGATGAACTTCATAGTTTGCCTTTTCCTTTAAAGTTAATATAGCTGTAGTTCAACAGCGTACCTTTATATTACAACAACCTTACCGCAAAGGTCAATGGCTTATTTTGCCGTTTTAACACGCACCTGGGGCACTGCCATCAAAATAGCAGCGGCCAACCACGTCCAAAAGGTGAACGGGATCTCATGCGTAGCACCAAACAGCGTGTTCCACGCCCAAATAACGGCCAGTGGACCAATCGCGATAAAGAATATAATCAGAGCTAGAAGCCCTACGAGTTTAAACAGAGTGTTCATGATCTTCATCCTTACACATTATTTTAGCCAGCTCAGCTTCGAGCTCCTTCTTGTTCTGGCGCTTGCGACGCAGAGCTGTACCACCCATGTAGACCCTTGAGTAGTGCTCTGCGCAGTAGCTCTTGCCTGGCATCACGGCACTCAGGCAAGTGAACAGATCTGTGTCACGGACTGGGTCCTTGTCGGGCCCAATCCATTGACATGTTTTGGGTGTCCATTCCATGTTAACCTCGCTTCATGACAGTGACTTCAGCCATGCTCTGCCAGTTAGTAGGAAAGCTCTTGCGCAGGTCTGCGACTTTGAGCACCGTACGCAGGCTCAGCTCACGCATCTTGCCGCGATTCTCGATGATGTAGTCTACGACTTCATCGCGTTGTACATCCTCGAACTCATAGGTATCCAACATGCCGTCAGTGACGATCTGCTTGATACGAAGCACCTTTTCACGATCTGTATCCATTTGGAGATCGATGTAGTGACAGCGTGACTCCAAAGCCGCCAAGTGATCCTGCAGTTTCTTAGAACGCACATTCTCAAACTTGATGTTAGTGATAAAGATAGCACCTGCCTTGAACTCAAACTTGTCCGGCACTCCCTCAGAGCGCAGGATACGGCTGTCAGTGTTCCACGAGATAGTACGCTTCTTAGAGCTATCCAGAGCAGCCTTCAAGATGTTAAGGCTAAGATCATCTAACAGCACAGAGTCGCAGTCATCGAACACGATAACGTTGCCTTTTTCGCTGTAGTGATAGAGCTTGCTGTACAGACCCACGGCACTCATAGCACCCTTGACGATCTCGTATTTGGGCTTGCGATTGCCCAGGGTATCAAAGAGATCGTCTCGCGACAGTACTTCTTCGACACCAAAGCTCTTGCCCACACCTGGAGGGCCAGTGACGATCATAGCTCGCACGGTGCCCTCTTTGACTGCTTTGGTCATGTCCTTGAGTACTTGGAAGCGGCCACGCAGTCGCTCTACGATCTGCTCATCAGTCTCGTGTGCGACTACTTCATCCGAAACCTTGATCTGCTCTAGGCTCTTGTCACCTGCGGGCGTAGCAGGCACTGCCCCAGAGACTACCACGTAGCTTTGTGCTGATGCACAACGGATGCGGATTGAACGATCTGGAATACCAGCATTCTTTGGGTATACTGAGCCACCCGCAACAGTAACATAACCGCCATTGGCGCCTTCTTTGTATTGTTCCACGAGCTCGAAACGGTTACCCGCCATGGACACTTCAGCGCCACGGATCTTATAGGTACCTTCGCGCATCTCGATGATTGCTGGCATAAGTCTTCGCTCCTATGTTGTTTAAAATCGTATTATAACAGGGCCCGAAGGCCCTGTCAACCTATTTGTTAAATACCCTGGAAAGCATCAAGGGCTTTCTGTGCGTCTGCGTCTAGCATAGCACGATCTTCGGCACTCTGACGCTCGCGCTCTACAGTCTTGCGGTAGTCTTCCAGCTCTGCCTTTTTGGCTTCCATAGCAGGCCACACTACATCGCTGGGGTTAAGGTAAGGACCCGTGTAGTCCACCTTGTCTTCTTTAAGGGTAATCTCTCCGGAACGGATGCCTTCAAAGACCATGCCCCACGTGGGTTGCTGAGGACGGCCTGTGGGCCCAAACAGTTCTACTGCTTTAGCCTGCACCTTTTCACGTGCGATCTCGTTGAGACGACGTACGAAATACTCGCGTTGCGTTGCTTCCATTTTGCGCTCCTGTGTGTGTTAAACAAGTCTGTATTATACAGGGTTTTGGGTACCCTGTCAACCCCAGAAAAAAACCCTTAGAGTCCAAAGGGTTATGCTGCTTGCCTATCCTCGCAGTACTCGTAGAAGCGACCAATGGGCCCATCGAACAACGCAGCATTGGTCTCGCTCATGGTGAGCCCAAACATGTTGCAGCCACGATCGCGGACCTGTACGTGTATGATGTTATCGCGCTCGTAGACGTGATACTCATAGTCCTGGCCGCAGTCTGCAGCAGTCACGGGGTAGAGATAGAACTGCCCGGGGCCATCTTTGAAGTGTGCGACCAGTTGCGCAGCCAAACAGCCCATACCGTTGAACACCACACGATCTTCACCACGTAGGCCGTTGACTAGTGTACCCTGTGTGAGGAAACGTGCTAGCTCAGCACCGTGCCCGCTGGGGTAGCCGTCGTACTGGCGATAGAGATTGATGATGGCACCCTCAGTAATGTCGCCATCGTAGACAAAAGTAAGACAACGTGTACCCATAGTTCGCTCCTGTGTGTTAAGTGTGTATTATAGCAGAGGAGCTGCACCTTGTCAACCCCTCTGCTGCTGTTAGCTTATTCCATGCTAGCAAGCTCGTCTTCTTGCATGCCTTGCTCTGTAAAACGCACTTCGTAGCCTAGTGCTGTGCTAATAGCATCTTCAAACGCTGTGTCTGTGTAAATGTCCCACGTGCTGTTGTGTGTAACATAAATGCTCTTATAGTCATCTTCTTCTGTTACACTAATCGCAGTCACACGCACTTGTCTGCCTGCTTCACAGCCCCACAAGCCGTCACCAGCTGTAGTAACTGTAAAGTCGCAGTCGTATTCACGTGTTAACATGCCGTCTTCGTTGTGCTGTACTGTAAGTGTTATCATATCGCGCTCCTTGTTAAACATGTGTGTATTATACACTCTCTAGCCAAAATGTCAACCGTTTTTTAGTCGCCGCGCACATCTGTGTTGAGCGTGGGCTTAATTTCGCGCCGGATGCGTACCTCTTCTTTATGTGCCGCAGCTTTGCCTCGGATCACAGCATGTACTATGATAGTGATGTCATCCTTGCTCGCGACATCTCGCAGAGCGCAGCACAGGGCCCAATCTTTGTTCTCTGAATGGGCACGATAGAAGTGCTTGGCAGCGCGAGCACGTACACTCTTATTAATAGTAGTCTCAGTCTTAGCTGTAACGCCGATGTAGTTGCCCGCAGGTACCTGCAGCTCGTATACGATGTGATTCCGGTCTGTACGTTTGGCCCGCATTGCTCGCTCCTTCATTATGCATAT